ATCTCTTTGTGCTCTTCGCCATAGGTCTTGTACTCCAGACCGAACAGTGCGTTCAGACCGGGCAGAAGCTCCTTGAGCATTTGTGCGCGTGAAATTGCCATGATTTACTCTCCTTATACACCAGTGGTGCTGTTGTACTGGTGAGTATTGATCTTGACGATCAATTCCACAAACGCATTAGCGCTCAGTGCGGTCTCAGGAACGACATCAATGACGCGCACCGGGAGGGTGTTGGTCGTTGCATCGCTACCAGACAGCACGGCAACCTTTGAGTCACCAGTTGTTGTCGAACCAGTATTCTGGACCAGTGCCATGTTTGAACCGACTACAGCGCGGCTCACACCTGTGGTGGTAACAGTAGTACCGGACGAAACAACAGCAACTTTGAATGCAGCCATTGGGTCATCTACTACGTAACCCAGAGCGGCATTGGAGCTAGTCGCTGCTGCGGCGGGGTAGTACTGACCTTCAACCGGCTGACCAGAAGAGTTGACATAAGCACAGCCGACCAGAACGCCGCAAGGAGTTGCATTGTCTGTGCCGGTGTCGGCAACCAGATAGCCATTGCTGATCTTTACGGTATCGCCATAGAAAATAGCGGTAGCGTAGTTGGTGGCAATAGGAATCTGGCGAATCTGACCCGCATACGGCAAGCCGTCAATACGATTGACAGCTTGTAGACCGTAAGGCGAGCTTACAGTGGGATAAGCCATTTGTTGCTCCTAAAAATTAAGATCTACCAAAAGTGACCTTCGAGCGTTTCTCGCTAAAGAGTGGCATCGAAGGATGACTTTCACGCATAAAATTGTTGTCCACCGACTCCATAAATTGCCTTCCGTTTTCGAGGAAGTGCTCATTACGTTGTGCGACGAATTCAACAGGGGTTTTGCAAAGGAGCAATCCACCAATCTGAATACCATCAGGAAAACGGTTGTCCGTTGACTTCAGGTGAAGCATTCTTGGTTGACTAGCTGCCTTTACAGGTTCCCAACCCTCGCGAAACTTTGTCGAGATATTAACGGGATCATCCCGGTTGAGCGTACTGATACGAATCCAGCGGAAGGCGTAACCATCCTCTGGGTCTGGCTCAGGAAGCAACTGGGGAGGGGTCCAACGCTTGGGTCTCAGATCCTTTTCATCCCGGCTATCAGTGTTTCGCTTTTCTCGTTTTTGATCATCCATTTTTTTCTCTCCTTAATCTCGCAGCCTCTCGCGCATACTGTTCCAGAGGAACACCAAGGCGCTTGGCGATGCTGACTTCAGACGGCGTAAGCGTGATTTTCTTTGGCGCAACGCTACGTGTTGCTGAAGCAACGACATTTGACTTTGTAGGGCGCTGAGTTGGCGCATCAGCGGGTTCCTCGGACTCAAATTTATCCGGGAACACTTGGCGTAACCTAGCATTCAAGCGTCGGTAGTACTCGTCACTCTTAGGGTCAACGTAGTCGTCGTTAACAAGTTTGTCATGTACAGCTAGAGCAAACGCAGTCATTTCCTTGTCTTTGCCCCACCAGCCTTCATTTCGCTGCCTCCACCTTTCGGCTTTCTCATCGACATCTGCTGGTTGCTGTACAGCCTGTGGGAAACTTTCTGCCGGTTCCTCTTCAGGAGCAGGCTTAAAGTTACTCAATCGCTCGGCTTTGAACTTGGTTGATGTCAGATGGTCTTGTGCTTCCACAAGTGCATCCGAATCACCCGATTCATACGCTTCCTTGTACTTACGCTTTGCCTCATCAAGTTCCAGCGCTATCTGTTTCTTTGCCTGCTCAAGAAGAGCATTTTGGCTAGTATTTACAGATCCTTTGAGTTTTTGGTTTTCCTCAAAGTAGGCTTTGGCTAATCGAATAGCCTCTTCCTTTTCGCGTAACGCTGCTTCTTTGGCTCTGCGCTCGTCGTGATACCCCTTTGTAAACTCGCGAATCCGATTGCGGTCTCGCTTTGAGTACGTGGCAAGTTCATCGTCGGTCGGCTCCTCTGGAGGAGTTTTCATGGGTTCGCGCCCACGATCCTCTTCCGGGGTGTCGTCAACGATTTCAATTTCAAGATCGTCTTCACTTGCCATTTCAACGATCTCTTCGGGCTTGTCGCCAGCCTTATCTAAGTCCAGTGTTTCCATGTATTCAGCCATGATCCCTCCTACGCACGGGATATTCCGCGAGGATCTTGGACGACTGCTTCGACGCTGTCATCGTAGATCATGCGAAATTCTTTGCCATGAATCTTTATCCTTGTTCCTGTATTTGGTCGCACAAGAACAAAGTCGCCTATCTTGCAAGAAGGTCCACTAGGAAACTTCTTGGTGTCTTTATAGGCATCAGGACCCATTTTCATTACGAAAAGCACTGGGGAAAGAATCTCTTCGTAATGCATCGTGGTTCCAGCTTTTGCCAAACCGCTATCAAACTTCTCCTCAATCTCAGGTAGGGCGCACAAGAGATAAAAGGTGCTAGGGTCAGGCAGTTGACGCGCCTTCTCTTCCGCAGTTTCAGGTAGCGTCGTTGTCGTTTCTCCATCCTCACTCAAAAGGATTTCACTCATCAAATTTCTCCAGTCTTCGCACAAGGTCTGATATTGTCATTTGTGCAAACCCCAGACCTTGGATCTGTCCGCACAAGTATCTGTATTCGGCGTAATCTTTCGCACCGCCGTCACAGATGCTTCCAGAAAGGGAAATCTCCCTTTCCTTCATTTCTTTAAGAAGATGCTGGAGTATCTTCTCTTCGTTTCCCATTATTTATTACTCCGTTTAAACAAGTCAACCTGAACTTTCTGGTTAGCCAACTTTTCTTGCGACGCTATCCTTGCCATATCGACATCTTTCTGGTTTTGGATACGCTGGGCTTCCAGTTGCAGTTTTGCCTGTGCAACTTGGGCATCAGTCTGAGCTTTCTGGGCATCGATCTGAAGTTCTGCCTGTTGGATCTGAACCAGAGGGTCTTGGGCTTGTTGTTGAGCCTGAGCCTGCTGGGCAGTAGCTTGGTTAAGCTGGAGTAGTTGTTGGGCACCTTGGGCGACCAGTCGGGACAACTGGACTTCCACATCTTCCGGCAGTTCCGCATCCGGGGCTGGGATGGGTACACCAACCTGTTCTTCGACCTTCTTCCGATAATTGAAGGCTAGGTGTTCAGCAATATGCGCCATTGCTGCCGCCTGAATCTTCTGCGCCATCGGGTTTTGACCAATAATCTGCGCAATCATTGGGTCTTGCATAAATGCCATGTGCGCCGCGATGTGCGCGTCATGGTCTTGGTAAATGAACGCTTTCGTGGGTTTCCCGTTCAAGAAAGCCATGTTCTCCGAGATCGGGTCTTTTGGCTTCTGGTCGTCTTCGACAGGGACTAACTTCTCTGCGTTCTTGACCCCCAGAACCTCAATCATCTGTCTGTGGAGGTTAGGTAGGTCGTAAATCTGTGGAGCTTGGGCGGCTAGTTGGATCACAGCTTGGTACTGCATGATCCTTTGAGCCATCGTTGAGGAGTTCGGGTCTGAGACCGGGATTACCTCGACAATGTCGTAGTCAGACTGTTTTGCCTTGCGGTCGCCCGACTCCGGGTCGTAGTCATAGTCTGTCGGGGCGTAGTCCCGGATGATCTCTTTGAGCAGTTTAAACTCCTGCTTCATTGAGGCATGGACCCTTGCCTGAACTGCCGACATCATCTTCAGTTGGCGCTCTAGCAATGCCAAAGTTGTCCCGACAGGCGCGTTGGCGCTCATGTCAGAGATCTTCATTTCCCCGATAGAGCCTAATCTTCTGCCCTCTTCAGTGATTTGGTTCAGAAGGGTGAACAGGACTTGGCTTGGCTCCTTGTACGGGAGGGGCATGATGTTGTCACGCATTGCCCCGCTGGGGATATCGATATCCCGCCACTCGCCCGGAGCGATGGGGGTGTCGTCATCCTTAATCCGCATACCACGGGTCTTTAAACCACCGGGCAGATTAGAGAGGGTTCCGGCATCGACCAACTGTCTGATCAGCGAGGTCCCCGCACGGGCGTACCCACCAATGATATGTATCAAACCCAGACCGTAGAAACCGAATCCGGGGATGTAGCAGTAGTCCACAAAATGCTGACGAGCCAGCTTGTTGGGGTCGTCTTCGTTCCAGTTCCGATAAACCGACAGAACCTCATTGGTTCCTTGGTCGATGGTCACCACATAAGGCAGAGCAATCCCGGTAGGCTCTCCGTCTTCATCCACATCTTCCAGACCCTCAATGTCCAGATAGGTGTGGATCTCAAGAATCCGGTAGCGGTCGTCGTCGTTAGTTTTGTAGCCTTGTTGTTCGGCTTTCTTCTTGTCAATGTCTGACAAGATGTTCATGGGTTCGCCCAAGTCGATGTCCCGGTAGAAGCCGCTGTGTTGGAGTTTCTTTATCTCATTCTTGGTCTTACGCATTACGTGGGTAATACGTTCTGCGTTTCTCAGGGAGGAGGTTCCGTAGGGAACGATGACATCTTCGGCGGGGATATACGGGGCGGCAGGAATTTCTTTTTGGGTGTCCGGGTAGACCTTTTTAAACGCTGACCCGGCTAGACCCAAGGAATAGAGAAGTCTTTCATGTTCCGGGCGGTAGTCCGTCATCTTCTCGGTCAGGGTGTAATTCATGTCTGTCCTGACCCGCTCGGCAGCGTCCTCCTTCATCTTGTTTATCGCGCCGATGATCTCCGTCTTGACCGGACCTCCAGCAGGGAAGGTCTCCATAATCGATTCCGACTGAAACCGTATGGCGGCTTCTGTCAGGACGGTCGAGTAAACACCACACGCTCCATTCCAAGGCTCCGTCCTTTCTTCATATTGAAGACCTAAGACCTCAAGACCCTTAACAAAAGTCTCTGCCCAATCTTTTCTGGAATCTATGTCGGCTTCGACAAGATCGGTTAGTTCACTGGCGATGGTGTTTAAAACGCCCTCGTCGAGAATCTCCGCAAGGTTCGCGTTAAACGCAATACCATCAATCTCGTTAGTTTCCTCAAGGATAATCTCCACCCCATCCACGGATACCGACTCAGGGTTCTCAATCTCGATTTCAATTGGCTCCTCCGCTAAGGAAGCTAAACCCATAGGGGCTTGGTAGACGCTCTTTTCAATCGCCATGATGATTCCTAGTAATAAGCCATGCGACGACGGAAGTATCTCGGTTCATCTTCCTCATCAGAATAGACCGAAATAAATCCACCTTGTCTAAAACGCAACAGAGCCTGAGAAGAGGAGTCAACCAAGTCATCATGGTCGCCGTTTGGAAAAGAAGCCATTTCTTCCATGACTTCATCTGCCCATCTTGTTTCTGGGCACCAGACCACTCCCGATGCAAACAGGTCGGATATAGCGTTTACACGCGCAATCTTATCGTTTCCTTTGCCCGGTGTATATTCCGACAAGGGAATTCCAATTTTTCTCATCTCATAGATCAAGGGTGCCCCGGCGGCTCTCTTCTCTATCAGGAGGGTGTCAGGGTTCCATTCCTGCCACATGTCAAACGCTTTCTTCTTCAACTCCGGGAACTCAAGACGCTGTTTAAACGCATCTAAAAGGATGATGTTGGGTCTCAAATCCCCGTTTTTGTTGGGATGCTGGAAGACTCCCCATGTAGTACAGGCTGAATAGTCTGCCCTGTTGTTCTTCTCAAACGCCGTATCCCAGCTTTGGATGACATATTCGCAGGGCGGGGGGTCGGACTTCTCCCAAATCTGCCATTGATCCCTCTTTACAATGGCTCCTTCTTCGGAAGTGGGGTTTTGTTGGTACTGTGCTTCCCATTTAGCGACAGGAAGTTCAGCTTTTAGGGCTTCTAGTTCCTCTTTTTTCCAAAATCCGGGCCAAAGCGGGGTTCCAGAGGGCAAAATAGCCGGGAAATCGATGACTTCCCACTCATTTACCCCATCTTTCTCTGCGTTTTTAAGGATTTGACCCGTTAAATCTCGCTTGGACCACCGGGTCATCACAATAATGATGGCTCCTCCGGGCTGTAGACGCTGCCGGGGACCGGATGTGTACCATTCATAGACCGAATCAAACACGGCAGGATTGCCTTGCTTGGCTTCCTGCTCTGAATGAGGGTCATCAATGATTAGAAGGTCAGCGCCCTTGCCAGTGACAGCGCCCCCAACACCGATAGCAAAGTAATCACCACCCATATGAGTGTTCCAACGACCTGCTGCCTTGGAGTCAGAGGAGAGCTTTGTCTCAAAGACCTTCCCATATCCTTCTGATTGGACAAGATTCCTCACCTTTCGACCAAAACCAACTGCCAGTTCTGCCGTGTGGGCAGTCTGGATAATCTTCTTCTCCGGGTATTTACCCAAGAACCACGCCGGGAGCAGGTAAGAAGCAAACTCCGACTTCGTGTGACGAGGAGGCATATTGATAATCAACCTCTTCAACTGCCCATTTGCCACCCTCTCAAAGGCTTCTGCCATGATCTGATGATGCTTCCCAGAAATAAACGCGGGCCACATCTGGGTAACAAAAAACAAAAAAGAATCCTTGCACCGCTCAACCCTGTCCAACTCCAACAGGGAAAAGACCTTGTTCCGCTCAACCTCCGGAAGCTTGTCCACCACCGATAAATAATCGGCTATTTCTTTTTTTGTAAGCAATGTCATAGGGAAGATATCTCTTTTACCGTCCTGTCAAAAAGCCTGATCCCATAAAACTTCCTCGGCTTGACCTCAAGAATCCCCTCCTCCTGAAGCCTCCTGACTAACCTGTGTACATTGGACTTAGCCTTCATCCCTATCCCCTTGGCTATAACCTCATAGGACGGGGCTACACCATGAACCTTGATGTACGCCCGGATGAACTCCAATATCTGCCTTTTTCTTTCACTCATTGTTGGTACTTACCGCCAGATCACAGACCAATGTTAATCAAATTGCAGCTTTCCCAACACGACTGGGCACTCACTTCTCTCTCGTCGGCAGTGGTGCTGTCTGCCTTCAGCAAATGCCCATGCGTCTTGGTTGTTGGTGTGACTGCCAACACGACTGAGGACTAAGCCGAGGATCACTCATCTCCGACTAGTACGGCACACCTAATCCTCATGCGTCTTGGGGTTGGTACTCGCTCCACTGCAAGCGCCATGCATCCACATTCGGTTCACAGCATCCGCTTTCCCAACCGTTTAAATATATACCCCCCCGTCTAAAAACACACCCCCTCTTTCCTATGTTCCACGTGAAACAGGAGGGTGGGGGTCCCAGACTGTTCTCATAGGTGGGGGTATTGTTTGTGTGGATTCGAGCGTAAGCGGTGACGGGTCCCATCTGCCGCCATCGGGGGGGTCGGGGTACGGTGGGGTGACGCAGCCACGCACAAACCGGTATCGCCCTTCGACTGACTGCTGGATCGTTTAAACACTGACGCATCGTTTACACGCATCACTTGACCTTCAGCGTCTTGACGTTGTCCAACAGCTTGAGATGCTGCGACAGTTCCCGCTTCAGTTGATCCGCTGCGACTGCTTTCTCTGCCTGCTCTGTCTGCTGCACAAACAACCCTGCGGTCTTCCCCAGTAGTTCTAATGCTTTTAAACGTGAGCCTTCCTGCTTGCCTTCCTTGCTCAGTGAAACCAATTTCCTTAAAACATACCTTCTGGTGCTGGCAACGTCATCTGCCAGATGTTCAATGGTCTCATCCCATGCTGCACTGATCATGCTGGCAATGCGTGGATCGGCTGCAAGCTTTGCCGCGTTACTACTGACTGCGCTGTCTGACATCTGGGTGTTATATGCCAGACGATAAGCTTCCCTGCGGGTTTTGCCCTGAATGACATACGTTGCGAAATTCCGCTGCTGCTCTGTGAGTGGTTTGTTTATGTTCTTTAGCTTCTTTGGTGGGAGAGATGCTGCGATCCGCTCCGCTTCGCTCTCATACCCAGGCTCGTTATCATCCTGGCAACCATCCTCGATAGCACTATTCGCCTCTTCCAGTGCCGCCAAATAGTCCTCTTGCGTTACCTTTTTCATCTCACTCACCCTCACTCTGCGACTACAGGCACGACTGCTCTCGCACTTACCTGTTTAAACCCTTCGTTCGCATTATCCACAGAGTTATACACAGATGCAAGTAGAACAACGCACCTAATTTTGTTATCAATACTGAAAATGCCCCTCAGACGCGTCTACAGCCACTGTGAGCCGTTTTTTCTCTTCAGGCTACCTACCCCTTACCTGACCTGCGTTCGTTCAACCTGCGCGGTTTTTTTATTCTTTGACAACAAGTTATCCACAGTTGCCATGTTGCATACGATAAACAAACCATATATCACTGGAGTTGCCATTGGTGCAAGTAAATTAATTGCCTTGTGCTAGTACATAGCACTTGCACTGACACTAGTACTATGATCTAATCTGCTTTGTAGTACGTTCATTTAAACATAGCAACTTGATAACGGAGGGTTCTTATGTATTCCACGCGTGAAGATTGGTTAACCGCTGCGGTGACCGAACTGCGTCCGCTGTTCGACTTGTGGGCTGCACCCTTGCCGCAGAAAATCAGAGTCGCCTGTGGTTTCCCGTCCAATGCCCGTCGATCCAATGCCATAGGTGAATGCTGGGCTGATACTGCGTCTGCTGATAAGACGATTGAAATTCTGATCAGCCCGACTCTGGATAACCCGGCGCGGGTGTTTGATGTACTGGTGCATGAACTCTGCCATGCCTTGCCGGGCGCGATGAATCACGGTGTGACGTTTCAAAAGTTCGCCGCAGCCATGCACCTGCGCCCCTGCGGTTCAGGCAAACAGGCGTGGAAAGCCACTGAACAAGCGGCAGACTTCCTGCCCTCATATGGGCAGATCATCGGGTCTCTGGGCGCGTATCCCCATGCACAACTGAGTTTAAACACGCGCAAAAAGCAAGCGACTCGTCTGCTCAAAGCAGTCTGCCCCTCATGCAGCTACACGATCCGACTCACCCAGAAGTGGGCGTCGGTTGGTCTTCCCAACTGCTGCTGCGGTGACACATTCAATCTTGACAATTCGGAGGGTTAATTATGAAAACGACATTCGATCAAATAATGATGATCCCGCTCCCGATGGTGAAGGCGGCATTCGCGAATCACGTCGGCGCACCCGGCACTCTGCCGAAAAGCGAGATGGCAAAGCACCTTGCAGACAAGGTCGATGCCGGGGTTCTGTCGCTCGACAATATTCGGCAATCTCAGGTAATGGCTGGCGCAGTCCCGCAGTCTGCCGCCACTGACGTTGACGGCAAATTGCGTCAGATGAAAGACCGCATCATCGATGCAGTCGGGATCGACTTAGACCGCATCGGAAAGCAGGTTGATAGCTTATCGTTGGCGATGAACCGCATCGATCACGGTGTCGATGCAGTTGTCAAGGGTCTTGACAATGTCCGCTCCGATACCGCCGCAAAACTTGATGATCTGGAAAAGCGGTTACACAAAACGCAACGCGATGCCGGGTCTGTCAAACTTGATCAAGGTGATGTTGCAGCCGCCGTTGCCGCCGCCGTGGCATCTGAATTCAAGGTGTTTAAACGCGCAGTCGAGGATGCCGGGTTGCAGCAGGTTGCCGCTGACCTGTCTGCCGTGCATGTAACCGGGACTGACGTTGCACACAATGTGTTCGATTGCCCTGCGCCTGATGCAGCCGGGAATGATATGCCTGTGCAACTCTGGAACTCACCCGCTGCGCCTGCCGTTGATCCGAATTTCATTTGGCGTGGCATGGTGCTGCGCCACCTGATTTTGTCTGAGCAAACCGGAGAGAATGTTTGGTTTGGTGGCGAGAAGGGCGCAGGAAAAACTCAGACCGCGCAGCAGTTTGCCGCTCGCACCGGGCGCGGATTCTGCCGTATCAATTTCCACAAGTACACGACTGCGGAAGAGTACATCGGGAGTACCGCACTGGTCGGCGGTAGCACCGTGTTTGCAGAGGGCGACTTCCTGCGAGCATATGAGACACCCGGCACGGTGATCCTGCTGGATGAGATCACCAACGCAGCACCGGGCGAATTAGCCCCATTGAATGCACTGCTGGAACCGGGCGCAGCCGTGACCATCGGCGGCAAGGTACGTCGTCGCGCACCGGGCGTGATGATCATTGCAGCCGATAACACGCTGACCAATGGTGACCAGAGCGGCAGGTACTCTGGCACTCAGCAGATGAACAGCGCACTGGCTGATCGATTCAGCCGGGTTGTACCGTTTAAACACTTGGACTTCTACCATGAGGTTGCAGCCGTCCAGCGTCATACAGGCTGCACCGAAGACTTAGCCAAAGCAGTTATCGAAATGGTAAATGTCTGCCGTCAACAGGTTGATGCTGGCAATATTGTCGATGCACCGTCAATCAGGCAGATCGTCGCGTTCATTCGCGCTCTGCCTGTGCTGGGAGTCGATGAAGCTTTTGATACCTGTATCGCGTCGCGTCAGCCCGGTGAATCTGAGGTTGCAATCAATGCAATCAAAGCTTCTCATTTAAACAACAACATTTTCAAGGTGTGATCATGCGTGGGTATGAATTCAGAGCAGGTATTGAATCGATGGCGCACAAGGTCTGCGCCGCACTGGGGCTGCACCCGGTCGAGATCACTTGGACAAACATCCCCACGGCGGCAATCAGCGAAAGGGGCAATATCCTGTTGGCGAATGTGGCAGATGATGCAATCGTCGGCAAGCCGTTAGTAAATAAATACGCCGGGTACATCGTGCATGAGTTGCTACATAGGAAATACACCGACTTCCGGGCGCGTGATGGTCGCCCCTATGTGGATCGTCTGCACAATGCCATCGAAGATGCATGGATTGAGCGCAGGGGGATTGCCGCCGGGCTGACCGGGAATATTGAAACATTGCTGCGTACACTGGCTGATGGTCTTGCCGATCAGGCACTGGCAAGTGCCAGCGATTGGTCTGACCCGGCGCAGTACCCTTTCGCACTGGCATTGTGGGCGCGTGGATTCTGCAAGCGCGTACCTGTACCAGCGAACCTTGCCCCGATCTTCAACGAAGCGCAGCGCAGGATCGATGGGTGTTTAAACAGCAAAGACACTTTGAAGCTTGCCAAGTGGGTGTTTGACCAGATCAATAAACAAGCCCAGCAGCAGCCCCAGCAGCAGCCGCAAAAGCAGCCCGACGACAATGGGTCTGAGACTGCACCAGAAGGCGCACAGGGCGATGAATCGCAGGGCGAGGGTGAGACTGAGGGCGAGAATAAAAACGCGCAGCCGACTGTCAGCCAACCTAGCAAACCTGTAAGCGCGGATGCTGAATCGATGGAAGTTGAACCATCGATCCCGGTTGAGAGCGGGTCGAATCAGCCAGCATTCAAACCCGGCGATCTGGGCGATCAAGGTGAACATCTGGGCGCAATTGCTAATCCGTTAACAGCGTTCAATGCAGGTCGGCTGCGGTATGAGGTGCGCCGTTTGTTTGAAAACTCTGCATTCGACGATTTTGCAGTGAACCGCAAATCTGGGTCTCTGAATGTGACCGCACTGCACCGGATCAATACCAGTGACAAGTTGTTTAAACGTCATCAGGAACATGAGGGTATTGATTCTGCCGTCGTTATCTTGCTGGACGTATCGGCGAGCATGGCAGACGCACCGTTTGTGAAAATTGGTGTTGCGCGTGATGCTGCTGCTGCACTGTATGAAACCCTAAGCAAGGCGGGCGTTGCAGTCTCTGTGATGGCGTTCAGTCACGTTGTATCTGTCCCTGTGCCGTTCGGCACTCCACTGGGCAAGGCGCGGAACATTATCAGCCGCATCAGGAGCAGCGGATCGACGGCAGACTACGAAGCACTGCGTCACGCGCACCAGATGATCCTGCGCCGCCCTGAGTCGCGCAAGGTTGTGTTCAGCCTGACCGATGGCGAGGGCAGACCATTGTCAGCCCGAAACCAGATCGATATTGGCACTCGCGCTGGCGTGACCACTGTCGGCATCGGCATCATGACCAATGTCGGGCATGTATACCCCGACTCCATCCGCGTTGACAATCTGAATGATCTGGCATCCGCATCATTCAATCGAATCAAGCTTGCAGCATAAGGGGTGGATCATGGACGTTGACTATATTGTGATGCTGGCTTGCGTTATGTGTATTGTAGTGCTCTGTATCACTGGCATCTGATGATAGTAGAGGGGGAGAGAATGAACCCTGTAGTGGAACTTTTTAATGATCTGTCCGACGTTGTGCGTGAATCGGACGTTGACCCGGCGGTAGTCGCGTCAGTGCTGCTGAAGCTTGCGGCATTGGGCGCGATCTACTCTGGCATGACTCGATCTGACTTCCTGAGAGCAGCGGATATGGTGTTTCAGATTGAGTCGTTTATAACGGAAGACGTAAAAGATCTTCCCATGCAGTAAATAATTTTATGCACGTTTAAACAGGAGATCAGACGATGACACAATTACTTGACGAAATTTCAATAAGCTTGCACTTCAAAGACATTCAGGAAATAGACGATAGTCTTACTAATGATGAAGCGCGGCAGATTCTACAGTTAATGATGCGCAGGGAAGATTGGTTTGATAGAGAAACAATCGATTCTTGGATTCAATACTACAAAGCCATATAGGAGATCAGACGATGCACACCTACGAAAAAATCGCCGAGGACTATCGGCTTTGGCAGGAATTTGTCGATCCGCACAATACGATGACCGAATCTGAATTCGACGCGCTCACCGTCGAGCAGAAGGTCGAAATTCAGACCGCCGCTTTCGGTGCAAAGGGAGAAAGATCATGAAAAAGTATTCTGTCACGATCAGAGCAACCGTTACAAAAACTTATGAAGTTGAAGCAGAGAACGAAGAACTGGCGGTGCAGGAAGCGCACCACTACTTCACCGTGTTTCCAGATAACAGCGAAGAGCGGTATTCAGAGGACTGCATCAACGTGGTGTGCGATGACATTTAAACAGGAGAAGGATTATGAATGATTACCCGCCCGAATTTGATCAAGAGATTCTTGACAACCAGTATCTGGCTGAAGCTTTCCCAGATGCCGCCAGTCCCGCCGAACTTTATCGGCATGTCTACAAACACACAGATTGCGGCGCATGGTTAAGCGTAAAGATCAATTACATCGAAGTGATTGAACCGGATGGATTTAATGATTATCCAAGCGAGGTCGAGCGCAGCAAATGGATTCACTCAGATGATATGTACAAGCTTGGAACATGGAAAGATATGGACGAGCGCGGCGAACTCATAACATCTTTTATGGTCGGATCAATTATCGAAGGTGTTGAGCAAACAACGGATGATTATGAAGTTGAAGTAATGCAGACCGACGAAGAGCCAGCGCAATTTCGCGCACGGTTTTATGCAGCAATCGACAAAGTGGAAGAAGAAGCGGAGAGCATTTGGAACGATACCCACGGATGCGAAGCTTGCGCGGTTCACTTTGGTATTAATTTGGCGCAGGAATACAGTCCCATTTGGAAAGATTGCCCTGACTGCGGTGGGCATGGCGAAGCATTTTAATAGGGAGAAGGATTATGAAATACTACATCGGCAAAATCGAAGAGATCAACGGCGGCATGGAGTACAGCGACAAGGTTTTATTTTCAACCAAAGGTAGTCCTGAAAAGTACATGGACAAGGTTGCCAGAGATTGGCGCGGGTGCAGTAAGGGTGATTACGACAAAGAGCAGGGCGGCTATTGGTCTGACTGCACTATCGTGCGCGATGATGGATACCAAGAAATACCAGAAGAACATTACGAAGTGCTGCGTAAGTACCTTGCGGTGCTGTAATGTTTAAACGGATCAAGTGCATAACGAACCGTCACCCCAGATTTCTGATGGAAGCATACAAACACGATGTATTGATAGACCTTCAGAACGATGAGCGGTTCATCAAACGAAACGAAGCGTTTATTGTCTGGGACGAGGGCGCATGGAACTTGTATCGGATGGCAGATCCACCTAGACTTATGGGACGATACGAGAATTTAGGACGAGCAGTTTTTTATGGGAGATCGATGAAATGACTTTTTCACTTGCAGAAGTTTTTCTTTTATTGTGGGCACTGGGCGCATCTGGTGTTGGGTATTACCTGTACCGGGAAAACCAGACGGCAAAGGAAATGCTGTTTAATTTCCTACAGAATGAAGAGTTGAGAGACCATATGGTTTCCCAACATAAGGAAATAATTTCGAGAATGGATGCCCAGTAATCATAAGCACATTTAAACGAGCCTCGCATATGCGACTTTTTATGTGACCGTACAGGTTGGGCATCTGGCGATTTGCCTGTACGGAACCTTCCAACGCGACGAGGGGCGCGGAATATGCGTAACCCCTCAAAACTTATCAATCTGCTCTTCGTATGTCCCTGAGACCTTGTTATAGAGCAGGGTCGTTTCTCCCTGAGTACCCACCCAGCGATACCTGCATTTCCACACTGCGATTTCCACATAACCTTCCTGCCTGTGGACTGTCAGCCCACAATCTGCCTTTGCCCACCATGCCATCGATCCTGAGATTGCCATGCCATCTGGGCGCGGCTGTTCGACTCCAGAGCGGTTGATCTTTGATGGGTGAGCCACGAACCATGTATGTACGTCGTGCGCCTTGCAGAACCGTTGAACCTTGGTCAGCATATTGGATATGGCTTCTGTCTCTGTCGAGTTGTCTTTGTTTAAATCGATGTAGTTGTACGGGTCGATGACCAGTCCCCGTACCCCCATGCGTTTAACTGCTATCCTTGCCCGCTCCAGTATCGAGTCGAGGGTGCTGGGTTCCTCCCCATTGTTATCGATAAAAAGGAAGTGGTCTGATACCCATTTAAACGCATCGTCCCGCTCCTGATCCGTCATCCTGCCCTTGCCTTCAAAGAATCGTTTCTTTGTGTAGATTTCCATTAGCCGGGAAATGTGTATCTCAGGCTGATTCTCAAACGAGCAGACCGCGAACTTCCAATCATGGTTCCTGCCAAGATTGATCATGAGTTGATCGACAAAGTTGGACTTGCCCGACGATGGATAACCTGTCACCACTGTCAATTGCCCCGGTGCTACCGTGTAAACCTCATCCACCGAACCATACCCCGTGCTGAACCCCTTGCCCGTCCCCTTCGCATACAGGTCGTTTAAACGATCACGGTAGGCAGTGGGGTCGGAGAGTCCTGCGATTGGGTAAGGTTGTGCGTCCGCGAGGATGTCCGCAATGATCTCTTCGGGAGTCCGTGCCGGGTCATAGTCTAAGTAAGCCTCGTTCAGGTCTTTGTATTTGAACTTGGCAATCCTGCACTTTTCTTTGCCTATCCTTCGGGCTAGTTCTTCTGCCAGTGCTTGACCGGGCGCGTCTTGGTCTGTGGCTAGGACGATGTAGGGTGCTGAGTCAATGACTTCTCTGGCGTTCCAGACATAGCTGAACTTCTTGTCTTCGCTGGGTAAGACTTTCCCATCTGCCACTTTGATTGGCGCACCCGATGGGACTGACACTACATTCTGCACCCCGGCTTCGATCAGGGTTAAACAATCTATCTCGCCCTCGACAATGATCAGGGGCTTGCCTTTCTCCACCTTGTCCAGAGCAAAGAAGTCATGCGCCCCGCCTGAGTCTTGGGTAAAGTCTTTCTCAGGGAAGGATCGATACTTGGCAGCAACCAATGCACCGTCCCGGTAGTAGGGGAACCCGATGGCATCAGACTTCTTGTCCAACCGGTTAAACCATTTGTCTGCTGCAAACAATCCCATCTTGTCTGCTGTCTCTTTGGATATGCCCCGCGAGGCAAGCCAATCATAGTGGCGTTCTTCCAGCTTGTTGCTGGTAATTACTTTGGATGGGACGGCAGACAAGGTTATCTCCTGTTTTTTTGGTTGTACTGAGCCGTTAGCTCCGCAATGATGGCAGTGGTAAACGATTGCGCCATCAGGTTTGCGGGTCAGCGTCATGTCTTTCGACCGCTGCTTCCTGCGCTCCGGGGTACATTCCGGGCAGGATATTCTGGCAGTCTGGTCAAACGGGTAGTGGGCAATAACGTCAGCAATCATTTCATGCTGCCGTCTTTGTTTCGTTTAAAGCTGCGGTTCTTTGATGGAGGCTGAAGAGTAACCCCGTCCTTGTTGGTGCCTCCCTTGGACAGGGCTTTGATGTGCGCTACGTCTTTGCCTTTTACATTTAAACCTTTTGATTCGGCTTGACGACGGGCTTTGTTGCGCTGTGCCCGGTTCTTCTTCTGCTCCTCGGTGCCTTGGTAATTGTCGTATTCTTTACGATAGTTTCGCATGGCTCACTTCCTCGTGAAATCGGTCGATGTTGGTTAGAAATTTTTCTGATACAACGCAACGTATCCCGTAGCCAAAGCTTTCCTGCTCACAGTTGAGCAAGAACTTTTTTTGACTAATGAACCCATGTATTTTTACCACTGCCGGGGATTGAATGGAACATAAAATTGCCAAATCAGCGGAAAATTCTTCCCTGTTGTTAAATATTAAATACCTGTCTCCCTTCACATACGCATGTGAGCTGGTCTTGATCTGTATCGTTTTTCCGTGATGGGTCATATCTACGTTCTGATCCCCACCAATAGTTATTTCAGTTCTAATAGGGATGAATAAAGCTTTGCTCACTGCAATTTCCCCAAGCGCCCCTATGTAGTGGGTGGCAAAGTCTGTATGGTTTGCAATCCTGTTGTTCTTAACCTGCCCTGCGTTTAACTGCGTCATCTTTACTCCGTTGATGATCCCGGCATGGTGAGCAGCCATGATGATGTCTTGTGCATTTAAATCAATCATCATGAGTTCTTCTCCCGTAGCTTAGTTTCAACAGCACGAACAAAGCTTTCATATGTCCAGCCAGCAGTCCAATCAATAAGATGCCGCATGGATAATATTTCTTCATCAGTCAATCCAACCCATTCACGCTTACTACGCATAAATGCTCCTGCATAATCCATTGCGCGTTGGCTTTGTAAATTACATAGCTCAGTCAGTTCTTCTACCTGCTTGCGTAATTCCCCATCCGTCAGCCCAACCCATTTCTTCCCATCGGCAAACCCACGTTCGTATTCCTTTTGCAAAAGCTCCTCTGGTTTCCAAGGAAGCTCTATGCCTGCGTGTTTGTATGCTTCGTTACGCCACATGGATGCGCTGAGTTGATACCTCTTACAGTTTAAACACTCACCCATTGTTCTTCTCCTTGTGTGTGTTGATCTGCGTTATTGCTTGAGGTGCCGATGGATAAACATGTTGACGTTGGTCAATAGTTAAATCGTTTGTGTAGCGTAAAGCCCGAACGATAGCCGGGGTCAGAGCCGTGAACTGTTTTGGGTTTGGCTCGTCTGGACAAATTGTTATTGTGTAAGGTAGTTTAGCCATTATTCTTCTCCTTTAACTTAGCTTCAACCGCAGCAACAATTTCTTTTCCTTTTTTTGATACGGGTCCCGCTCCACCATTTAAACCAAAGTGATACCTCAATACATCGTCTGCCAGTATTTCTTTGTCGGTTAGTTTTTGCCATCCATCCTGTGCTTCTGCCAGTTCTTTGATGACTTCTTTTATAGACCGGTAGTAGTTACATTCCGGGCAGACAGGGCTTCCACAATCATCATCTGCGTCTGTACATAAAGACTCAAGAAAATCTATTGCCTTGTTGGATGCTTTTAGTAATGTTGTCATTTCATATGCCTCCACCATGCGCTGAAGAACCCCCATAGAAAAACTAATAGACAGCCAAATGCAACGCCAGCTAAAAAGTCAAAGAGCTTTATCATTCCTGCCCCCTTGCGCGGATAGCAACGGCAACACGATCCTTCGCTTCCATTGTTATATCGTCTTGTTCACCAGCAATAGGTGTTTCAGCAATTACTGCACACGCCTCGCGCTCGGCTGCTGCGACTAAGGCGGCAAAGCGTTCAACAAAAATCGTTTGGGTATGCCACTTATCCGATTCAAGAATTTCGCCTTCTTCATCAACCTCAAATCCAGATTCCCGCGCCATGCGGATAATGTCATCCCTAGTCATTGATCCTCCGGTAATTTATGTATGCAGCCCGTATACCCTTGGTCATCAAGGCGAGTGCTTTGTCTATATCTTCAAACTCTTCTATCTGACCCACAACATCTTCTGCCAGTGCTGCCCCGATGACTACAGTCAATGCCGCGAGGCAATGCAGAACGCTCTCTCCCTCTAAAGATTCATCTATATGGTTAGCAATGCGTATGACATCTTTCTCAAAGTCCTTATCCATGAATGCCCCGTAATGTTAATAATTTACTACTTATCACCCCAAAGACCCCCCCTACCCCAACGGGTAAGAGAGGAGAGGTATCACCCGCCTATACAGGCATCGTCATGCCAGCTTTCGCTGCGCCCCCAGACCTGACGATTCGACCAGTCCCACGGAGTCTTACGGATCTGCCCCGGCTCATTCTGTGAATGGCTTACCGTGTACCCTTTTCTTCCACGCAACCGGGATAGGTTCTTGCTGACGGATGGAGTCCGAGAAGGACGTTATGGAGGGGCGAAAAAAAAACCGCTAGGTCAGACCCCGGTGGAAAACTCAACCTTGCGGATGAGACACCCCAGACGGGGTCGGAGTCTGAACTAGCGGCTTTCTCTCGATGGTTTCCACGACATCGATCTGTTCGCATTATTTTCCAGAGCAATCTGGGCTGTCAATATTTTTTTGCGTGGCAGTACCCTATTTTTACATCGTTGTGCATAACTCACTTTTTTATGTGGCTCACAGGATGAGCCTGCGTTTAAACATACCTGATCGTCGCTTGATTACCACCAACCTACCACGCTCCTACTCATTAGTAGGGGGGAGAAAGAACTAGCGTTTAAACGGGTATGCGGACGGTGCGGACGGTAATTTCCCCCTCGGTTCTAGCCAAAGGAGGATGATCGTTTAAACTTACCGGGCGGGCTTGTCACCCGTCCTTTCTCCTTTTGCCTCCGGTGACTCGGAGGCTTTTTTCTGGAGAGGTTCCACCCTGATCTCTGCCCTTGGACATTCCTTGTCCAGTGCCCAGTAGATATGTTTCTCCCTGACTTGACGGTCGTTCCTGTAGATGAGCCCTTGCATTAAATCCAAGATAAGACTCTCGTCCAAGTCAGGACGGCGGGAGGCGTAGTAAATCTTTATCTTCACAGCAACAGCGCACTCGATCAACTCATGCTGCGGGCATTGCTGTTTAAACCTATCGGCGTAGGACAACGCCTTCTCTGACTTGATCACCCGCATCGTCCCGCCAATCTTTACCACCCGCCTTGAATTTGCCTTGCTTGCAGGCTCCCCCAAAATAGTGAAAGAAATTGCTTGCGCTGGAGGAAAGCTAGTACTATTATCTTTGGACATACAAGTAGGAGGGCAGATGAAGATTACAAACAAGCACGGTGTACCAGACAATCTGGTCACTCTTGCAACCAGAGAATACTACACAAAAGGTGCAAGTCAATACAGCGTCACTGAGTTACTTTCCCCTCCCAGAATCAAACGGTTGAGGGAAAAACATAATGAGAACATTGAGCAGGATGTCGCTGACATGCTGTGGCAAATGTTAGGTTCTGCGCTCCATGTCGTGTTTGAACGAAGCCAATCCCCCGGCATCAAGACAGAGGAGCGCCTTTTTATTGAGGTCGATGGGGTAACCATCTCAGGGCAGATTGATGTCCAGCAGGAAACCCCAAAGGGCGTGGTCATCATCGACTACAAGTTCACATCGGCGTGGGCGGTGATGCAGGATAAGGTCGAGTGGGAAGAGCAGTTGAACGTCTATGCATGGCTCCTACAGAAGACAGGCAAAGCCGTGGCAGGGCTGAAGATCTGCGCCATGATCAGAGACTTCTCAAGGCACGACAAACGGGAAGGCTACCCAGACTCACCCATCCATATGCTGGATATCCCACTGTGGGACTTTGAGGTGACGGAAAGATTCGTCAAGGAAAGATTGCATTCACATCAACTTTCCAAGATGCAAGCAGAGTTAGGGGAAGATCTGCCCCTTTGCTCTAACGATGAACGGTGGATGTCTGAGACCGTGTATGCAGTGAAACGCGAAGGCAGGAAAACTGCCATTCGTCTGTTTAAAACAATTGAAGAAGCCAATGAACTGGCTGTTAAGGAGAAAGGTTATGTCGAAACAAGACTTGGAGAACCAAGACGTTGCACTGGAAACTTTTGTGGAGTCGCAGGATATTGTGACCAATATTCCCGGTGGCTGGGCGAGCAGCCCGATAGAACTCCTGCACAGGAACGTGAATGAGCACACGGAGAAGAAGGGTGGGCTGACCTATCTCTCTTGGGCATGGGCGTGGGCAGAAGCTTTAAAGGCTGACCCGACTGTGAACTTCATGGTTCATATGTTTGATGGGAAACCTTACATGAATGTTAACGGTAGCGGGATGGTCTGGGTGACCGTCACGATGTTTAGCAAACCCATGACCTGCTTCCTGCCGATCATGGATTTCAAGAACAAGTGCATCGCTGACCCGGATGCATTTGAGATTAACAAAACGATAATGCGCTGTCTGACCAAGGCTTTAGCGTTGCATGGTTTGGGGCTTTATATCTATTCGGGCGAGGATCTACCCGAAGGTGAGGAGAAAACGGCTCCTAGACAAATGGCGGCGGCTCCAAAGACCTCTGGCGCACAGGATGCTGCCAATGACATTGCCTCACTGGAGCTTTTTGTCCAAGGCATTCGGGATTTCATTGGTCATTCCGAGACCGAAGATGACCTGATTTCCTTCTGGAAAAACAATCAGGAGAAGCTGGACGAACTCAAAGCTGCCCTGCCCAAGCTGCATGGGGAGGTGGTTGATCTGTTTAAACAGGCAAAAGCCAAGGTCAAGAAATGACGGGGCTACGAGAAGCTGCACAAATGGCGCTGGATGCGTTGGAGCATGGTCTGCCGATAATTGAAGATTTTGGCGGTAAAGAACAATTACAACTTCAACACAAAGCAATAGCTGTTTTATATGAAGCCCTCCGCGCAGCACTAGCGCAGACACCCTGCGCGACCGGCAGCCAATGCGTCGGTAACAAGTGCGAACGATGCGTGGTGCAGGAGCGCGAATGGCAAGGTCTGACGGATCAGGACTACGAAGCAATGGCAGAGAAGTACGTCACCAATTGCTATTTCGACACATTGAAATATGCCCGTGCCATTGAAGCCAAGCTGAAGGAGAAGAACAATGGATGAGGAACAACTTAAACAATTTGTAATCAAGAATAGCGTCAGGGTCGAAGGGATCACCGACGACTATATTTGGTGGCACAAGGAAAAGCTCTTACTCCAAATGAAATCTTGGGAGTTTGACTTTAGACGGATGTGCGAGGTGATGGATGCTAGGCACAACGAACATCTGAAGATGATTGAAGAATTGTTGCAAGAAATTAAACAACTGAAGAAGGAGAAAGCAGATGAGTGACTTTGAGCAGAAGAAGGATTCCGGGCGGCTGAATGCATCCAAGTCCAAGCGTAAGGATACTTCCCCGGATTACTGGGGCGAGATATGTATTGACATCAAGGATATGACTAACCTGTCCAAGACCAAGGATGGCTGGCTGGTTGTCCCGATCTCAGGGTGGAAGAAGCAGTCCAAAGCTGGGAACACCTATATGAGCCTTGCAGTTAAACGCATTGGGGCAGAGGATGTAAACCAAGTCCGCAAGGACGATGACATGGAAGACGAAATCCCTTTCTAGGAGAACAACATGAAAGCATTAATCGCAATCTGGGCAATGACAACTGCCACGCTGGTCTGGGCTAACTGCACTTCCCATACCTACTTCATCAACGGTAAGACAGTCATCTGCACTACCTGCTGCTATGGGGCTAGTTGCACAACCAACTGCTTCTGAGGTGTGACATGGAAAAACCCAAATCACAACTTGCAAGGGAATTCATAGAACAAAACCCTGATGCCACAGCAGAGCAGATTTCTCAAGCATCAGGGCTTCCCTTGTTGTCTGCCCGGTCATGGTTATCAGGATACAGGCGCAGGTTGAATCCTGAGAAATACAAGCCGAGAAAGAAAAGGAAAAAGAAAGTCATGGCAAAGAACCCAAACAAAGCGGCAGAAGAGATGATGCGTTTACACGAAATCATCGAGCGGCAGGACAACAAGCTCCATGCACAGGAAGTTCAGATTGCCAACCTTCATCACCAGATAACCGGGTATGAGGCTGTCATCAGTTTCCTTGACCACAAGTTGGGAGAACGATAATGGCACTCCAATTTGAAGCAAGGAAGGTTGCTTTAAAGCAGGACCGCACTGGCTTCATCTTGACCTTGGCAATCCATCCCGATGAGATCCCGGAAGAACTACTACGGGATTTTGTCGGGGCAAGGTATGGGTGTGCGCTGGTCAGGATTCAGGATGATGAGTCCCCGACCAAGTACAACAACCGGGTGCAAAGGGCTGGGATGCTCTGCCGGGATGAAAGCTTCTGGGAGTTCCTTGATGTGAATTCAGAAAACGGCGCGGCAGATGAACTTTGCCGACGATGTGGCATTCAATCTCGTACTGAACTACATGGGAACGAACACGCCAAACAGATCTTTGATTCTCTAGTCAAAGAATATGAGGATTTTAAATATGGCGACGACCCCTTTAAATAAACAGTTTGTTGTCTACTTTGATGAAAAGACCATGCATCGGGTAAAGCAGTTCTCCAAGAAGCATGGCATGTCTATGAACCAGTTGATCAGGGAGGGCGTGGAACAAAGGATGACCGATGACAACCAATACGTCGCTGGGTTCAACGATGCGGTGAAGAAAGCGATGAT